CATTATGGCAACACTAGCAGAAATAAGAGCTAAATTGCAGGCTCAAACTTCCAAACCTCAAGGTGAGGGCGGGGGTGACAATGCAATATACCCACACTGGAACATTGCTGAAAATACAGAAGCAGTAGTTCGATTCCTTCCAGACAAAGATCCTAACAACACATTCTTTTGGACAGAAAGAGCAATGATCAAACTGCCTTTCAACTCGATCAAAGGAGATGCATCATCAAGTCCGTTATTGGTCCAAGTACCATGCATGGAAATGTATGGCGAAGCATGTCCTGTATTGGCAGAAGTCCGTCCATGGTTTAAGGATAAGTCATTGGAAGATATGGGGAGAAAATATTGGAAAAAACGTTCATACGTATTCCAAGGATTTGTAGTTTCTTCTCCTATGCAAGAAGATGCAACTCCAGAAAATCCAATCAGACGTTTCATTATTGGGCCACAAATATTCAACATTATTAAGAGTGCTTTGATGGATCCAGAAATGGAAGATCTGCCAACTGACTACACAAGAGGTGTTGACTTTAGAATTAACAAAACTACCAAAGGTGGTTATGCTGATTATTCAACATCAAAATGGTCAAGGAAAACATCACCGCTTACGCCAGAACAACAACAAGCGATTGATACACATGGTTTACACAACTTGGGTGATTACTTGCCTAAGAAACCAACAGAAGTTGAACTGAAAGTAATTGAAGAAATGTTCAGAGCATCTGTTGATGGTGAACCATATGACTTGGAAAAGTTTGGTCAGTACTATCGTCCATATGGAATAAAAGCACCTGAGACAACTGCTCCTGCGGCTCCTGTGGCTGAAACACCAGCACCAGCACCAGCGGCAGAAACAGTTGCGCCAGCACCTGCTCAAGAACCAGTTGCAGTAGAGACAGCACCAGTTACTCCAACAACTGAGGCATCTCCTGAAACAGGATCAAAAGCAGAAGACATTCTGGCAATGATCAGAGCAAGACAACAAAAGTCTTAAATTGTATGGGGGAGGCAACTCCCCCATTTTGCTATGTATATTGAATTGAATTCACAAACACTTGAAGAAGTAAAAAAAATCTTTGTGTTTGATAAAAACATAAAGGAAGTGGACATACACATGGAAGATTGGACATGTAGGGTAAACTATATTTTTGATCATGTGATGTACATAATTGAAACACATCCACAGATTAAGTTTAATATTAGCACGGATTGTCCTATAGAAATTTCAAGCAAACCTAATAACTTAAAAGTAAAATGGAACCCCGACACAGGATATTTGAATAAAGCATATAAACAGGTGAAAAGTCTAAATTTATCCACGAACAAAAATATTAAGAATACAGTTTGTTCTTTCAACGGAGGATATACAGAACAACGCACTGCTTTATGTCTTTTATTATATAAGCATGACCTTTGGACTAATGAAAATTGCTCCAAAATTTTTGTTGCAAACACAGATTGTCTTAAAAATACGCACAAGATCAATAAACATATTCAATCACTAGGACAAAAAAATATTAAACAATTTCTTAAACATAAAAATAATATCGAAGGAAAAACTGTTGATTATGCACACAGGGCAAGTGTGCAAAAGAGTATAATGGATAACACTTTTATTAATGTAATAGGCGGGCCTGGAGATGAACATCCTGTCGTAAGTCCATACGTAGATGAAAAAATATTAATGCCTATTATCAATAGGTCATTATGGATAATGTGTTCTACTCCAGGATGGTATGCCTATCTTGAAAAGCATTATGGTTTTAAATTATTCCATGATGTAATTGATTACAAATTCGATAGTATTGTTGATTGGGAAGATAGACTGCTACACATAATGGATCAACTAGTGCAACTTGATGGATTATCGAGATCTAAACAACATGAAATTTATCAACAACAAAAAGAAATAATCGATTACAATTACAATCACTTGGTATCAAGACAATGGGCAAATTTAAATTGACAAACATAGGCAAGAACAATATAATAAACACAATAGGAGACACACATGGTAAAACCGTTTGACGTTACAAAATTTAGAAAAAACATTACAAAAAGCATAGATGGATTAGGAGTAGGATTTAATGATCCAACAGATTGGATCTCAACTGGCAACTATGCTCTGAACTATTTAATTTCCGGAGATTTTTATAAGGGCATTCCACTAGGTAAGGTTACTGTGTTTGCAGGCGAATCTGGATCAGGCAAGTCATACATTTGTTCAGGTAACATTATCCGTGAGGCACAGGCTAAGGATATATTTGTCATATTGATTGATTCTGAAAATGCACTAGATGAAGCATGGCTAAAAGCAATAGGCGTTGATACATCAGAAGAGAAGTTGTTGCGATTAGGCATGAGCATGATCGATGATGTTGCTAAAACTATATCAAACTTTGTAAAAGATTACAAAACAGATTATGGTGATAAAGATCCAGAAGAAAGACCAAAAGTTTTATTTGTGCTAGATTCTTTGGGTATGATGATGACTCCTACTGATGTTGATCAATTTAACAAAGGAGACATGAAAGGTGATTTAGGGCGTAAACCTAAAGCACTAACCGCACTAGTAAGAAACTGTGTGAACATGTTTGGTTCCTACAATGTTGGTATGGTAGCAACTAACCACACGTATGCATCACAAGACATGTTTGACCCCGATGATAAAATATCAGGAGGACAAGGATTTGTTTATGCTTCTAGTATCGTTGTTGCAATGAAGAAGTTAAAACTAAAAGAAGATGAAGCTGGCAACAAAATATCAGAAGTAAGAGGCATAAGGGCCGCTTGTAAAGTTATGAAAACAAGATTTGCAAAGCCATTCGAAGGTGTACAACTTAAAATACCTTATGAAACAGGCATGGATCCGTACAGTGGACTTATTGATTTGTTTGAAAAGAAAGGCCTGATTACGCAACAAGGTAACAGATTAAAATATATAACAGCAGATGGCAAGGAACTTTTAGATTATCGTAAGCAATGGGGCAAAGAGAATTTAGAAATTGTCATGCAAGAGGTAAGTAACCAAGTCGTAATCGATGACTTACAAACACAAGAGGTACAAGAAGTAATACAAGATGGAGATGCAAATGCTAATTGATATGTGGAGCCTTGTTAAGGCATACTCAAATGTCAAAGAGCGAGATATCGTTGCATCAAAATTTATTGATATTGCTTTGGATCACGGAACAACAGACGAAGAACTTAAGGAACTAATTGGCATAGATGATGAACTTGATGATGCTGTGCGTGAAATACTAGAAGATACCGCAGATGAAGAGGATGAATATGATTACGGTGATGGCCATTCGGAAGAATATTCAGATTATGATTAATGGCAAATTGGTTTTCAATAGTAAGCCAAGATATTTCTAAGATTCCTGATGCAATACTTCATTATGAAACAGAACTTGAAAGAGCATCTGCAGAAGTAAAACTGCATGGCAACATAGAGAAACAATCTGCTTCTATGCCTGGAGTGGTTGAAGAACGATTCAGACAACTGCAAGAAGTAGAAGGGATCTTAAAACATTTAGAAATACAACATCGTAGATTACGAACTAAGCATTATAAAAAATATCTAGAAAATTATCAACGTGCTCTTACGTCTCGTGACGCAGAAAAATATGCTGAAGGGGAAGATGAAGTGTGTGATTATGAAGCACTAGTAAATGAATGGGCACTCTTGCGAAATAAATGGTTAGGGGTAATAAAAGCATTAGATCAGAAGCAATGGCATATAACTAATATTGTAAAACTTAGAGTAGCAGGAATGGAAGATGCCAATCTATAAAGAAGTACATTTAGAAACAGATTTTGATTTTATATTATCGCAAGATTATGATACTCATTATGGATCTTGCATAGCACACCAAGTACATGAATTGAAAGATATACATGACAGATTTGGCGGAATGCCTGACACTTATAATGATAACAATACACAAATAAGTCAATTATGGTTTGAAGATGGACAACTAGATTTTACTGACATAAGCAAACAACTAGGAATAGATATTGTAACGGTAAGTGCAATAAGATTGAAACCAGGTAACACTATTCCTTTACATAGAGATACCTTTTACAAAATTAAAACACAGTTTCCAGATGATGAAAGACCAAGAGTACGTGCAAACATAAACTTGGAAAACTGGAAAACTGGACATATCATCCAATATGATGACAAAGTTATTACTGGATGGAAACAAGGTGATGGACATCTTTGGGATTCAGGAATAGAACATTTAGGAGCAAACTGTGGAATGGAATCAAAGTTTAGTTTACAAGTTTCAGGATTTGCTCAAGAAAGTTAATCTATTAGACAGATCAGGATAACCTGTGTAGGCATTTTCTTTAGCATCGGGGTTATGTTTTGGCAGTTGATCCATAAGCAGTATGCCTAAAGCACAATCTTCAGGAATAAGATTATAATGATATCCAGGTTCACTAAATTTAGGTTGGCCGGTCCATGGAGAATAAATTTCATCACGACCATCATGTCTGACTAGTTTTAACCAATCACACAATTGAGTGTTGTCAGTCAAAATTGCTCCACCTTTTCCTATTTTAAGTTGTTTTTGATATTGAAAACTTAAACACATATCTGTATTATCCATATACATTCCAGAAGTAAACCGCACAGCAGAATCATACACAGAAGTATTTCCTAATTTGTAATGCCCAATCCAATTCTCGTCAGTCCACTCGAATGGTAAGGACAAATTGTGCAATGTCATAGGCACAGATAGATAAGTGTGTTTCGGACAAGTTAATTTTAAATCAGTCGCCTTCATATAATATCTTAGACACAGTTCTATGGCATGGGTGCATGAATCAACCACAATGGCCATTGGAGCTCCAGTATAATTCGCAATCTTTCTTTCAAACATGTGGATAACATCAAATGGATGTTCAAAATTGTATCCAGCAGATCTCAGTTCATCTAATTCTGTACGCATAAAATTAATTATTAATAATTACAAGCATGAAAGTTTATGTTGGATATGATACCAGAGAAGACATTGCGTATCAGGTTTGCGAACATTCTATTAAACGTAGGAATGGTAAAGCAGATGTTGTTGCTTTAAAACAATCTGAACTGCGTGAGCAAGGACTTTATACAAGGCAAGTAGATAAATTATCTTCTACTGAATTTACGTTTACAAGATTTTTTATTCCTTATTTGCAAGAATACAAAGGCTGGGCGGTGTTTTGTGATTGCGATTTTGTTTGGAAAATATCTCCAAGTGAATTAGAAAAATTTTGTGATGATACAAAAGCAGTTGTTTGTGTGCAACATGATTATACTCCCGAAGAAGGAACCAAAATGGACGGGCAAGTTCAATTGCTATATCCAAGAAAAAACTGGAGTTCAATGGTGTTATGGAACTGTGGACATCCTTCTAATAAAAAATTAACACCGGAACTAATAAACAAGGAAACAGGAAAATACCTGCACAGATTTAGTTGGTTAGATGACAGTGAAATAGGATCCTTACCACATGAATACAATTGGTTAGTTGGATGGTATAAAGAACCAAAAGACGGTTCGCCAAAAATTTTACACTACACCGAAGGCGGTCCGTGGTTTGAAAACTATCGTGACTGTGAATATGCTGATGTGTGGAAGAAAGAACTTATTAATCTTTTCAGTGCATGAACAAATTAAGTGTATTGCAAAATCTTAAGAAGGTTAATGCAAAACCATATCCGCATGTTATTATTGAAAACGCTTTGGATGAAGATATTTTTCTAGAGTTAAAAAGCACTTTACCTGAATCTTATGTTTCAAATCGACCGGTTGGTCCAGACCAGAGCAGAAGAGTAAAATACCATGTGTTGCAGGAAGATAACTGGCCTATCTCTAATTTATGGCAAGAGTTTTTTGAATTTCA